CTTAGCTCTCTTCTAACGAAACTTGAAAGGAGGTATTAATTCCTCACAAGCATTAGCGGCACTTATGCCACTCTCGCCCAACCTCGCTTTATTTTCGTGGAGCGGGGCACAACCACGATAGATGGTTCATCGAATGGAGGAGAAACAAAGTTTCTCAACATTCGAGTCCAACCGTCGAGTATTGTCTTTCTGTACCTTGGTGGTACTTTAAGGACAAGAAACTCTTCGATTTGGTAATTCCGATTGATTCTGCGTTTAAACAATTTCCTATTAAGGAAACTTGCGTAAGACGGAGAACCAATGACTTTACATGGATAGGGCGCCCGAGAAGTTCCATAGGGTATAACCCCAAAGAGTCTCTCGAGCTCCTCCCATATAAAATCACTTGCTTCGCTATAACCCTTCTCGGCCAATAAATTGGCAAGAGAAGAATAGCTAAGCAACACGGAACCATCTATGTTCTTATTCCGCCACGGTGTACTTAAGCGAGAAGGAGTGACTTCGATGCCTTTAAATGCATCAAGACCACAACTCTCACGAAAGAACCCCGTGATACAGGACTTCGTAGGATTGACCTTTAGGCCAATTCCCTCAAGACCCTGTATGCTAAGAGAGGCCCACTCTGTAGGGACGATAATATCGTCTCCATAGACCATGACCCTCCTAGCCACTCTTTGAAGTGGCAATTTCTTACCGATAATTACCGCAGCGACAATCACTGCCCAAAATAAATAAGCTTCAACAGGAAAGCATAAAGCTGAACCCATTGGAGCAAACTTATTGAGCGTGATAACTCTTCCATCTGGAAGTTTAGTCGCCGTCGTACGCGAGGCTAGTAACGCCCGAAGAAGTTCAGGGCAAGCTGAAAAAGCTCGCTCAACTGCTCGGACTGAAACCCTGTCTGACGCGTCTGAGAGATCAAGAGTAACAAGCCGTTGATTAGCAGAGCTAATCTTAGCAAGATTACGATTGATGTCTTGACGTGTAAAATTGATAGCACCTTGTGTATACGGATTACCGTATTCCAAGAAGCCTGCCAATTTTCGGCCAAGGCCTTGCTGGATCCATTGGTATTCCAATGGTTCGCAAGAGATGAGCCGCGGACCGCGTGAATCTTTTGGAACAAGTACCACTTTCGCGACACCACTTTCGAGGCGTTGCAAAGTTCTGTACCAGTCCAATCGATCGGTAAGTTCTCGAGCCCCACCTGCAACATAGTAGTTGTAGTAGGGGTAGAACTGGTGTATTCTGTCGTACAATCTGGAGAATTTCCACTTGTATTCAAGTCTTTCACCAGTTGCCACTGCTCCCGGACCATGTCGCGGCAGAATGTCTTTAGGGTTGAAACCCTTAAAGACCTTCTGTGTAATAATGCTTACTAACGATAATAAATCGTCAGTAGAGGCATTATTCACCAACTCGAGTTCTGCATCTATTCTCACAAACTTCGAAATAACTTCGGAGGTTTGAGACTTAGAATAAGGAAGCTCAAGTTTGTACGCGAAAAAGAGCACCTGCCTTAAATGGCGAATAGCCAAAGGCTGTGCATCTTCCAAGAGCAAACCGTCTTCATCGAAGACCAGACTAAAATACGCCTGCATAAAAACAGGCCTATTTGCGCCCTTAGCGAGTCGAAACCCGCGAGGAACGTTGAGTCTGCCACTCACCAAAGCTTGATCTAAGGCCTTTCCCAATAAAGGGAGAGACTTAGTCAAGAAGGCGAGGCCTTCAGCGCGACATCTTGACGTAATAGTCAAAATATCACGTTGAAGAAACTTCACTGATGAAGATAGCTCGAGCGGATCGCGCAGAATAAGGCGCGCGTGCAGGCGGAGATAAAACTCCTCTTGGCTTTTCAGGCGACCTTTTATCAAGGTAGACCTCCAAGGCCACTTTTGCTAGCGCACCTACTTGACGATCAAGGTGCAAGTTCTCGGTGGTTAGGTCATGTACGGAGAGGTGTAATTAACACCTACAAAGTACATATTAACTTTCACCACGAAGCACTGCATCGACATTCGTCACAGTGACGTATCCGGTAGCTGCACCATCGGTCAAGAAATCCACAAGGTTACTTATAACATTGTGAATAATTGTCGAGGTAACAGCCACGTCGCGAGGAACGGTAACTGTAAAGTTAACGCTCACAACGACGGAACCGGTAGTGGTGGAGACCGTCTGGTTCACTTGAACCAAATGACGGTCGACAACGTTAGGAGGCTTACCAGTCGTGCTATGCTTGATAACAAGCGTAGCAGGAAGAGCAAGCGTACTAGCGATGTCAATGCGTCGCGAACCGGTGGAATCACTTGATACCAACCGGTACACGACGTCAGTTCCATCAGCTTTGTCGAGAGTAAGATCGTTTGCTAGCATATGTAGCACCTCGCACTAATAGGCATCCAGTGTCATCCTTTTGGAAACATAGGATGTCTATACTTTGCAGTGTCGCGATAGAACTAGCGACGTTTTTGTTCTAACATCGCCAGAGCCAGCGTCAGCTGCGTCGGAGAAAGCAACCCGTCTGTTAATAACAGACTTGTTGCTGGAAATCCTTTTACCCTACGATAACTCTCTACATCTATATTACCAAGAAAATATTCTTGATAATTAGGATGATATACTTGAGTCGCGGCCCATACTGCTTCACTTTTCAGTGAATAGTATACGTCTTTAATCGTATATTCACCCCCAAAGGGCTGAATAGCGAGCGAATCAAGTAGCTTGCCAACAGAGAAGAACCAATCAACCACGAATGAATATGGAAGAGCATTCCATATAGCACGCGCTGGTTTATTGAATCCGCTGCTGGCAGCGAGAGCCTTAAGCTGCGCCAAATCTCCACGAAGACCTTCAAGGTCTTGAGTGAGTTTACCTCCAATATGGAGTATTACTCGCGCGGAGAGCCTCTTCAAGTGTAGACAGTGATAACCAGAGTGCCCTAAGGTACTCCCATTATGACCGTCTATGCTCATATAAACCTCGAGCGGAGGAAAATCCTTCGTATCTCGGTTGAAACTGAGCGTCGTTGTCTTTCCCTGATTCATAAGTAGATGTTCAATCGACTTAGAAGCAGAGTCGGCCAACGAGACAATAGCCTTCATGTCAGAAACGAATGGCGCCACGCCAAAGTTCCAGGCAAGAAAGTTATTTGAGGCTGTTTTTGAAATAGATGATCTATCAATGGAAGGTATCATACCTTTCATCTCTTGCAATTCCCAGAGGAAGTTAGGTAAACTAACTTTAACTGGAATTTGATCATGAAACGCATTAAATGCGTCGATAGACCAGCTACTCAATTGGGCAGCAGTAAACGCAGGTTCCCATGCCATACCACCTAAATTCTGTGAATTGACAGGATAAGCTATGAAAGTCTCTTGCGAGGGATTTCCATAGACAGATCCGTCAACTACAGAATGAAATGGGGCCAAATTGGCTCTAAGCTCAAAATGATTAATAGGATTGAATCCAAACTTATTCCCTACTACGTCGTCCATTATGGACACACGGTGTGGAAATCGTCGGAAACGATCGAATGGAGGCCACGGAGTCCAATTAAAGGATGCAAGCGTACCGTTTAAGGTAAGCGGCAATCCAATAATGGGCAGTGGATCCGAATCATCAAAAGCTCTATGGCGTGAAATCGGCACGGGTAGAATTCTCCTATTTGACACTCCTTTCGAGCATCAGAATCAGAGAGGTGGGGCGAAAGCC